TATGAAATTGATGGAAAAAAAATATATGCAAAGAATATTTACGCAGAACCTGACAAATATTTTACAGAAGATATAATGAATAAGTTAGACGAAATCTCAAAGAAGACTTTTTCTTATGGAACGAATTGAATCTACAATTCTCAAAAACTTAATATACAATGAAGAGTATGCTCGTAAAGTAATTCCATTTATTCAACCTGATTACTTTGAAGATCGAAAGGAGAAAATTATATTTGAGGAGATCACATCTTTTATTGTTAAGTATGATTCATCAATCTCAATTGAAGCACTAAATATTGAGGTTGAAAATCGAACTGACTTGACTGATACTGAAGCAAAAGATATTCATGAGATAAATCAATCTCTAAAAAAATCTATTGTTGATGATCAGTGGTTAATTGATACTACTGAAAAATGGTGTCGTGACCGTGCTATATACTTAGCACTTATGGAGTCAATTCAGTTAGCAGATGGAAAAGATGACAAGAAAGGAAGGGATGCTATTCCTAGCATTTTGTCTGACGCTTTGGCTGTTTCTTTCGATAATAATATAGGACACGATTACTTACTAAATTACGAAGATAGGTATGATTTCTACCATAAGAAAGAAGAAAAGATTGAATTTGATTTGGAATATTTTAACAAGATTACCAAAGGTGGTTTACCTAATAAGACTCTTAATATCGCGCTTGCTGGTACAGGTGTCGGGAAGTCTTTATTCATGTGCCACTTTGCTAGCTCCGTGTTGTTACAGGGGAGGAACGTACTCTACATTACAATGGAGATGGCAGAAGAGAAAATTGCTGAAAGAATTGACGCAAATCTTTTAGACGTTTCAATACAAGATCTAACTGATTTACCAAAGGTAATGTTTGAAAATAAAGTTACTGCTGTATCTAAAAAGACACAGGGACATCTAATCATCAAAGAATATCCAACAGCAGGTGCTCATAGTGGACATTTTAAAGGATTACTCAATGAATTAGCATTGAAAAAATCATTCAAACCTGATATAATATTTGTAGATTACTTAAACATATGTGCATCATCACGTTACAGGGTGGGAAGTAATGTTAATTCTTACTCGTATATTAAAGCAATTGCAGAAGAACTTCGTGGTCTTGCCGTCGAATCGAACGTTCCGATTGTTTCCGCAACTCAAACTACTCGTAGTGGTTTTGCTAGTAGTGATGTTGATCTTACCGATACCTCTGAGTCATTTGGTCTTCCTGCAACTGCTGATCTTATGTTTGCTCTTATTTCTACTGAAGAACTGGAAGGGTTAAACCAAATCATGGTCAAGCAATTGAAGAATAGATATAACGATCCAACGATATTTAAAAGGTTTGTAATTGGAGTGGATCGTGCAAAGATGAGATTATATGATTGTGAACAGAAGGCACAGGATGATATTCTTGACAACGGTAATGAAGAAGAGTATAATAAAGAAGATAAAAAACCTAAAAAATCTTTCGCAGAATTCAAATTTTAATGACTAAACAAGTTGACTTTTCTAAGTATGCTCTATTCGTGGATGGTGTCACATCCAATCCCAGTAGGGATTATAAATCTTTCATTGAGAGTCTTAGTGTTCTTGACGGACAAGGTGCCAATATTAATCGCCTTACCACTGCTGCTGTTGGAATTAGTGCTGAAGGTGGTGAATTTATGGAGATCGTTAAAAAGATGGTATTTCAAGGTAAACCTTGGAACGACGATAATCGAGAACATCTTATTATTGAGTTGGGTGACGTTATGTGGTACGTGATGCAAGCATGTATGGCACTTGATGTTTCGATAGAAGATGTAGTCGCAGGTAATGTTGAGAAGTTAAAGAAAAGATATCCTGGTGGTGAATTTGATGTATTCTATTCAGAAAATCGTAAGGCAGGTGACAGATGAGAGATCAAATGATCAATGCACTCATTGCTCATGCAAGAGGTGATATTGAAAAACACAGAGCAAATGTAGATGCATATTTAAATAATCCAGTTGGTATCGGTGAGCATCCTGATATCATGGAAGCAATTGAAGGTGAGTTAGATATAATCGCAAAGTATCATGATCAGATAGAGGTATTGAATAAATACTTCAAAAAGTAGAAGTAAAGTGGCAATACCTCTAAAAGATAGACCAGAAGCGACTTTAAGTAATGTAGATGTTTTTTTGAATAATTTAGGACCTAAATTTGAAAATATAAAATTTAAAGTATCTGAAGGAAAAAGAGGTTTGAAAATATCTCTTAAACATCCAGGCACCATAGGAGGATTAAATAAATTCAAACAAGGAATATTTAAAGAGTTAAAAGGTAATTTTACTGGTTTAATGACTAGTTCAAATATAAAAGATAAAGATGGATTCAAAATAATAAAATTTCAAAATCTTAACAGGGTTATTGATTTTGATGTTGATTTGGAGGGAGTTAAATTTGAAGGTGCGATACCTGCATATATTCATGAGGAAGCAACTACAAAAATATTGAATAGAGCATTAAAAGGTGCTAATAAATTTAGTTTGACTAAAGATAGAAAAAATGTTCTTATTAATAATAAACCTATAGAGAATGATAAAGTATACACACAATTATTAAAAGTATTTGGACCGTTGTATAGACCTAGACTTAGAATGTGGCTTTGGACTTTTTATCAGCAACAAGAGAAGTGGTTAAATGAATATGGTAAAATTACATGGGATCCTTTTGTTTTTGGTAGGAGAGATTTTGTCACATTTTTTACAGAACATATAACAAAACTAGAAAGAGAAACTGGAGAAAAGGTTATAAAATACGAAGATTGGGATCCTGCTGATATTTGGGCAGTTAAGGGAGTAACCTCTGTTAAAAACCGTCTTAGAGAACAATTAAAAATAACAAGTTTGTATGAGATGAACAATCTTTTAATTAAGTTGATGGAGAGTGAAGAACTTGTTGGAATATCTCTTAAAATGATAACACAAGGAAAAGAAGCAAAGTTACAGTTGTTTAATGTTGATACATCCCCTATTTTAACGTCACTTAAAACTTTTAAACAACTCGAAAAATTTAAAATGAAGGATATTAAATTTAGATATGATAAGATTTGGTCGGGTGAAGATGAATCTTACATGCCTACTCGTATTGACTATGGACCTACAGGAAGATATTATATTGATGTTAAAAGGAAAGGAAATAATATATGTTTTACTACTAGAATTAAAAATGCTGCTGCACAAGGTGGACTAACACCAATTGAAATGGTGGCTAGAATTTTTAAAGGAACTGATTTTAGCATAAGTCATAGAGATTATCCTCAAACACCAAAAGAATTATTGAAAGATAAAAAGATAAAAAAAATGTACGAATTTTTAGCAAAACGAAAAGAAGGAAAAGGTGCTCCTCCATATAATGAATGGGAACTTTGGTGGGAAAGATTATATAACAGAGATAACAATGGAAAAAGAAATGCTATTGTCAGATTGATGTATATAAAATTTTGGTATACAGCTCTTACAATTTTTTCAAAAGAAAAATGTGTTCATAATGAGTTTAAAGAGTCTACTGAATTTTGGACAGATATGTTATACATTGGTATGAAAATGAAGAACGAAAAAGAATTTGCTCCTCACGCAAAGATATCAGAATAACATGGCAACTAACGCACAAGAAACAGCAAAACAAGAAAATGGATCAAGATTATTCTTTGAATTTGTCATAGAAAAAGGTAAAGAACCTCCTGATAGAGATATGCTTAAAGTATATGATGGTTATAATCTAGAGTGGAAACTAACATATAGAAAGCAGGTAGATGCTGTAAAAAGTTATATTGGTAAACAGAAAGGATATGAATATTCTAGAGATAATGGTATCATGCCTTTTATTGAAAACATAGCAAAATCTGACTGTGGTGTATCGGTTAAAGATAGATGGGATCCTATGGATATTGTGATGGTTAAGAAAAATATGAGAAGAACTGTAGAGGGAACGATTCGTGAACTGACAAATATGAAAGGTATGACAAAGGATGCCAATCTTCTTATTTTGAATGCTTACATGAGAGAGGCATTGAGAGATAAAATTTTAATTGGAATTTCTTTAAAGGCAATTAAAATTGATAAAAGAAAAGCAAACATGGAACTTGCAAATATGAGAGATGATAAATCTTCTCGTGTTAATATTGAACCCATTGATGGATCTATAAAATGCACACTTACATTAGGTAAAAAAGCAAATTACTTATTTGATACAGGGGAACTGGGATTTGATTTAGAAACTGAATCTGGTGCAAAGATACATGGTCAGACACGTAGTTTCCAATATTCGAAAGCAAGAAATGTAAGTCAGACTGATTTAACTCCGAAAGGTAGAGATGCTGGTGCTAAACTTGGTAAAGTTTCTAGTATTGCCTTAGATGATTTTTTGCAGAGTAACAGTTTAGAAAGACCTCCTTCTGCCTCTAGACATTCACACATCCCTTCAGTCGGTCAATGGAAAGATACTGATAAAAAATATTGGATTGATTTGTTTAACAAGTTAAAGGATTCTAGTTACAAGATAGATTTTGGTGATGTTTCTGTGTACGAAAACAATATTAAGATAGGAGATACCTTTGAAGAAATATTAGATAAATCAATTGAATATGAAACTAACAATATGGATAGAAGTTCTGCAGGTAGATTCTCTTCTAAATTAATTTCTATGGAATGGGCACATATATGGTCAGAAATAGCATCAAAAGGTAAATTGAAAGAGTGGTGTAGAGTTCTCTATTATGGTGCTAAAAAAGAATTTTCTCCAAATAACGGTCCTTTTTTAAAAATATACTAATGAATAAAACCATCGATCAATTGATACAATCCTTTGAACCTCGGTCAAAGAATCGAAAACAAATCTTCAATGATTTTCTACATCATTGCTTTATGACTATAGATAGAATGATTACTACTGAAAAACGTAAACGTAATCAAGATAAATATATTATTA